CAAGTTAGTTACGAGGATTTATTAAGGATTTATCGTACATTGATAGACTTCAACCCTCGAATTCATAAAGATGACGATGAAGGATTCGAATACATGGTAATAGAGATAAAATCGTTGCACAATTTGATGGCTTTGCAAAGCAGATTAGATGAAGACCTCATTATTGGGGATGTCACAGATCCAGGCGTTAAAGGTATCAAGAAACAAATCCTCATTTACGACGGATATATCGAATAAAACATAGCAGCGGGCATCTACTTAGTAGGTGCTTTTTTGTTGCCGCCACGCGCCGAAAGGGGTGAAGATTTGAATTCTATCGGAAAACACTTTAACCGCAGATAGAAAGGAATCGTGATCCAATGCTGAAAGATGCAAGTATCTGATTATTATTTAAAAACGAGGGGATGAGTAAATGAAAATTAACGTAATGTCAAATCTCGAAGAATACTTGAATATTTTAGATGAATTAACCAACAAATCCCAAGAGTTAGAAGAGTTAATCAAGAAATTGAACGGCTTTGTAATTGAAGTAGAAGTTGAAGGGCTGAATAAAGTTAACACCACCAATACTTACTAAGGAGCCGCTAAATGTTACCTAAGAAAATAAAAGTAGCTGGCGTAAATTACAAAATAGAAGAAAAAGAACTTAGTCCGCTATCCGAAATAGATAAAGAAAACGGAGAGTTCCAAATGGGTTGGTGCATTAAACCAACAACCACTATCCAAATCAATAGCGTAATGAGCAAAGATAAAATTAAACAAACTTTTGTTCATGAATTAGTTCACGCTTTAATGCAAGAAAGCGGCTTAGATTCAAATTTAGAAAATGAAGAAGATATCACGAATAGATTAGGGTTGGTTTTGTATCAAACTTTAAAAGATAATGATTTTAGCTTTATAAGAAAGTAGTCACTCATTCGTGGGTGGCTATTTTTATTGATAAAAAGAGAGGGATGAATTAAATGGATTCGCAAGATTTTATTGAAAAGTGCAAACAATTAGTTGCTGACTATACGAACGCTAAGTCAGAACTTAAAGGCTTGAAATCAATCACACCTAATGAAGTTTATACAGTTTGGTCTACTAAAGTATTACAGAACAACAAAGCGTTACTAAGTACGCCAGTTTCAGATGGCATGTATTATGAATTGACTTTTAACGGACATAAGAATGAACTGTATTTTGACGCTTATAAGAAAACTAAAAATATTAAATATGATTTATAAGTCGCTACCTGCTAGGTAACGGTTATTTTTACGTCCAAATCCGCGATTTAAGACGTTATAAACTGATTCGTGAGTAAATGGTCAACCAAGACCTTAAAAGGAGTATGAAGCATGAAAGATAAATTATTGAAGATGAACTTACAATTCTTTGCTGAACAAGATGGCGATTCAGATGATTCCGGAGCAGATGAACAAGATAAAGGTCAGCAAGATGATGGAGGTTCAGACGAACAACAGGAAGAAATGATCCCTAAATCGCAAATGGAAAAAATCATCAAAGACCGCGTGGCGCGTGAGAAAAAAGCCGCCGAGAAAGCTGTGGAAGAAGCGAAACGCCTCGCTAAAATGAACGAGGATGAAAAGCAACAGTATGAATTTGAACAATTGCAGCAAGAACTAGCTGACCTTAAACGGAAGGATGCGTTCAATGGGTTGTCTAAAGAGGCTTCAAAAATGCTTGCTGAGCAAAACATCCAAGCTGATGAGGATTTACTTGCCTTTGTGGTCAAAGAGGATGCAGAGGCTACAAAAACCGCCGTGAACAGCTTTGTAAGTTTGATTAATAAAAAAGTTGAAGATGGCGTAAAAAAAGCATTATCAGGCACAGCGCCGAAAGTAAACACAGGTAACACGGAAGTCGATCCATTTACTGCAGCAATGAAAAAATATATTTAAAAAGGGGTAATTAAATTATGACAATTAAATACTACACAAAACAACTGGCGGGTATTTTACCTGATATTTTTGAAAA